GTGATATTAGTTGAAAAATAATTTTCGATTGATGCACGAACAGCGTTCTGAATATCAACCGAGCTATCATTAGTTAAATTTGGATTATACTTTACTGTGTCTTGAATAACAATAAAGAAGATTTCAGGATCTATAAAGGCAGGTGTTATACCCAGAGCACGCTTTTTCTTAATGTCTGTAACAATCTCCCCCCGGCGTGTCGCTGTGAGAGTTTGATTGGGTTTTGGAAGAATAGAAATGTAGACCTTGCCATACTGCGGAGGATTATTATCTTCCCCTCCCCATACGACCGCTTTATCAATATAATTATATGTGCTCTTTAGATATCCCGAGTAATCACTAGTAGTAATCAATCTGTTTTGAGATGTAGCAGCACGAGTTGCATTGAATCTAATTTCTTCAGTAGTTTCTTCTGGTTGAGCTCCGGATGACTTTTGTGAAACTGCAACTGTTACATCTGAATATCCTTGAATGCTGCCCGATAATGCAAATGTTTGTGACACTTTATCAGAAATATTAGCCTCTTCTCCTGAGGTCACTAAATATTCGAGAGTCACATTATTGCCTGAACTTAAACCTGCACCTATAATGCCGTCACCAAAATAAACCTCATAAAACCCCTGACTGTTCTGCTCTAAAAAGTAAATAGCAGACGACCCTGTGAGTGTACTAATATCTCCATCATATCTTGTATAGGCAAAACTTTCAGATGAACTAGAGGATGGCTGCACCGTCACTCGTAATGTGTTAGTGTCTATATTTTTATTTTGAATAACAAACTTTTCTGCAGGGCCCGGGGTCGCGCCCACTGTAAACTTATTGACAATAAATCTTCCCTCAAAAACTGTCAAGTTTTCGAAAGAATATGTAGAACCTTCAGGAGTAATTGTCGCAGGTTCAATATTGTAAAAACTATATGATTTTGAATCAATAGTTGTTGTGAACGCTGTATATCTGTCAATAACTAGGGAAGAAGGAGAACCAATAACACCATTAACTGTTATATTTAGTTTTGCACTTGCAGCTTTTACGCTTCGAGGAGTGTAGTTAAGCATCTTGGCTAGAGAGACAACTGATTCTCTCTTCACTGCGCTGTCAATAAACACCTCATTGACCGCCATGTTAAGATAGAAGGCGTTATAGTGTGTGTTATAAGCCAAGGTATCGATAAGAACAGATAAAGACGAACCCTCAAAGTCATAATCAGAAAACTCTGGCTGAGCTTTGAAGAAGTTTTTGATGTTTGTCTTAATAGCATCAAAATCTAGTTCAGTGACGCGAAGATTTGTAGACATTACCTTGTCCTATTAAGAATCGTAGTTACTTTTACAGGATTATCTGAATTTATCAAACGAAAGATGACCGTAATAGTTAGATCATTACTGTCTTGCGGAGATGTTACCTGAATATCGAGAATTTCTGCTCGAGGTTCATAGGCGCGTAGAATATCTCCCACCGCTTTTCTCGCTAGCTGTATTGTTAGTGGAGTAAAGTTATCAAACAATAGATTATGTATGCCGCATCCAATCTCAGGATGAAAGGGTCTATCAAAATTTTTTGTCTGAATAAGATTACGTATCGCACTCCTTACTGCCTCTTCATCTTGTACTTTGACGATGTCAGCAGTTGCGGGGTGAGGTGTAAAGTTAAAATTAAAGTCTGTGAAGGTGCGTGTGTTTATTGCCATAAAAGTATTTATTAGCCTCCAGCGAAAACATTCGTTGAACCTTGCGAAATAATATCATTATTGGTGTAGGTATCACCAATTCGCCCCATACCCTTTCCGCCAATCTTAACTGTGCTAGATGCTTTGACTAACACACCCGTATCGGTTACTGCACAAGGTCCCAAAGGATGGGGGGATATTTTATTTCCTATAACAACGATTAATTTTCCATTAGCGTAAACATTATTGCTATTTACCTCTCCTACAGAAGTTGTCCCAGGAAACCTACACTTAAATCCAAATCCGTTGGGGGATGTCACTTTATCATCTTTTCTGGCTACTGGACGCATTATCTGCTCCTTACTAATGATTCAATTATACTTACAGCGTTATTGAAAGAAAAATTAACTGATTGTAAGATTGTTGGTGAGAAAAGAGTACCTCCATCAAACTCTAAATTAAAGACAATTGAAACTTCTTTTGTAGTTTGAGGGGGTAGAGAAAACTCAACCAACGCACGATAATCTTCTGTTGTGTTAAAGGGAAGTTCTTTTATCGTCCCATCTCGCATTACAAACTTATATGAGGAATCCCCCAAAGCTCCCGTATAAGATCCTGAAACTACAAACTCACTCGAGGATAGTTTAGTGACGGTTATGCCTATGTTACTTAAGTCAGAAACACAGTTCCCGTTTATAGAAACCAAATTGGATCCCGGGTTACCTAGGTCTTCATAAAAGAAAGACAACTTTATACTAAACGGTGTTCTTTCATAAACACCTGGCATATAAAAAGGAGGATCATATGATATAATAGCGTTAGGAAGCAAAACATTAGAAACTAGTGTCTTTGTGTTAGAAGCCAAATAATCCATCAATAAAAGTATGTTTGAATAATGTACATTCGATGCGTTAATCAACCCATTTCTATATGACACCATCAAATTTGCATCAGTCCCTAATCTATTCCTTTCTCCACTTAAAAAGGTGCTACCTGTAATATCACCATAAAGATAATTAGTTTGTACAGCTTGTTGCAAGAAAGCACCCATGGGTCCGCTGGGAGTTAGCCCAACAGACAATCTAGAAAATTCATTTGTTAAATCTGTTGATCCTTTAAGGGTATAATGATTTGTACCATCAAAGTATGCAGAACTATTAGCAATATTTCCGCCAACCTGAACATTTGATAAAAGTTGTACATTTCCTGACTCTACGATAGGCTTTATGATATAATAGACAACATGCTGGTTTTTTAGTTCGCCGTTAGATCTTCGTTCTACACCTTGTATAATTTGACTTTGATCCAAATTATCTGCACTTGTAATTGATCGACGACCTAATACAGCGGAAGTATCAATTACAAAAGAATGGGTAATATCCCCCCGATGAAGTATATTAGCGAAAGATGACGGGTTAACACTTCTTAGTTTTTTATTCGTATTTGGTTGCTGTAAAAGGCTTACAATAGTGGCTTCTCTTTCAGACATCGTTGTAGTCGAAGTCGGAGTTCCATTAGCTGCATATTCAAAAAGAATTCCTATATTCTCAGGAATATTATAGATAAAGGTAGGATTTACTGCCTCAGATGCTTCATCACCTATAGCAGGTGAAGGAAAGCCAACTAAATCTGTTTTAATAACCGTTAAAGCCATTATGCAAGGTTCACAAATTTGTTTCTGGCGTACACTTTATGGTCTTTAAAGGTCGCTGTGGCTAAAGGATGCCGTTGACCTGTCTTATCAAAGGCAATATGGATCCACGGATTTCTTGCTCCGCCCCCATACTCAAGCAGCAACTGCTTATACGGCACATTATCTGCTATCCATTTAATGATCTCAAAGTATTGCGATGGTTGCACAGAAGGAAACTGAATATCAGCTGCCATACCAGCACCGTGATCAGACACATTAGTGCGTGCGGCTTTATCTAATCTAAATGCATTAGTGACAATCATATCTGGGTATTTTGTCTTAATCTTATCTAGACAGTTAACTGCTAAGTTCTTAAGATTGCAAACGATTTGTCCTTGAGTCAAACCTCTTTGTGCTGTAACCTTTTCTTTGACAACTGCAGATCTTGATGATAGCTGACCGAGATTAAAAAACTTAGATAGTTGCAGATTGTCAGGAAATACGGTGGTATTAGCAAACTCGCCGCAATCACATTCTGTAGGATCGATCTGATTATCGAGAGGCTCTGCAGATTCACCCTCAGAGGGTGTAGTTTCCACAATATCTCCATTCTCGACTTGCCTTTGATGTATTTCTTCTGCTCCAGGTTCACCTGCATCAAGATCAAAAGCATCCTGATTAGTATCAGGTCTTTGTAGAGGATTTACATCAGTCTCTTCTATTTCAAGTGTGTCGGGAGCTGCCCCAAGACCATTCGCTGATGCAATACCTGAATTGAAGTTGATCTCACCTCCATCTATCGCCGTGCCACCATCCGCTGCTATTTCAACCATTCCTGCAGCAGTGAAGTTAACTGAGTCTGCTTTAACATTAAAGGCGCCGCCGGTGATTATATTAGTATCCCCCGCAACATTTAAGTTTAGATTATTGTTAACCGTTGCATTAACATCACCATAAACCTGCAAGTCGACTTTATTCTTGACTAGAATTTGTGTAGCACCTTCGACGGTTAACTTGTATGCACCTCGAGTATACAAATAGTTATTGTGCTCAATTAACTCAAAGTTGTCACCCATAGTTTTTCTAACCATGGTTCCGTTTACGTCTATCTCTATGTAGGTTCCTGCCTTATGATAAACATGAATTCTTTCTTGGCCAGGTGTGCTATCAAATTCTACCAGGTGGCCACCTTCGGTTTCAAAGGTTTGATTAAATGGATACTTAGCATTATAAGCGGGTTGCGGTTCATCCCAAGGATCACCTGTAACTATAGGGACATCTTCTCTAATGCTATTGCGTCTCTTTTGAATAGGTGTTTTGTCAATCTCACCCGCTGCAAGTTTATTGGTATCGGGATGATCGGTGTAAGTACATTTTGGAAATTCATTATTGGGATCGGCAAATGGGCGAGGTTGTAAGTCTCCTATATTATTAAGAGAACCTGCAGGATCAACATTAGCAGGTATTGCAGACTCAGCAGCGTTTTGTAGAGGCACGCTTGGACCTACAGCCAACGCCCCCACTTCATAATATGTTCTTCCTGTGACTCCGTTACCGTCTTTATTATCTCTTCCCGCTGCAAAGGATGATGCCCCTCCCGCACCTAAAAGATGTGAAACACTTAATAAACCTGCGACTTTTCCTGGATCATCGTTAGATGTTAAAATTCCTTTTCGTTTCAAAACACCATAGTTGAACTTAAGATTTTCAACCATGATAGTCTCTTGTTTCTTACCATTATTAATAAAGTCGGCTTTTGACTTTAATGCATTCTTTCCTGTCCAATTAGCAGGATTATCCAAAATATCATTAGTTAGTTTTTGATTGTTTCCTACCTTAATATAACCCAGAGTGGCTAACGCCATCGCACCAAATTGATACTTTCCAACATAACCTAATCTATTTTGAGCATCGTAGTTTTGTTTTCCTCCGGGAATAGAACTTGATTCTTTTTTCCCAATAGCATTCATTAAACTTTGAACTTGCTCGGGTGTTAGTGGGGGAAGATCGCTTAATCCTTCTTCTACAGCAGGTGTGTCTGATAATATAGGATTACCTGATCCATCCAGAATAGGACTGCCATCGGATGCTCGTACCACATTGGGAGGATTTGACGCTTGCTGCACTTGAGCAGTTTCACATTTCGGAAGAGGTGCAGGATTACCGCCAAGTGTACCCATAACCATGGGTTGTTGCATATCATCGCCATCAAGGAAGAATCCCACACACCAGGATCCTGTCATTAATCCTACGGGGGCTGTTCCTATTCCTGAAATAGCTGCAGAAGTCGTGGGTTGCAATACCATTGCCCAAGGAAGATCTTCTATAGGAAGAATCGAAAGATTGTCGGTATGGTATCCTATGATCCTCACACGAACACGACCTAGTTTCTCAGGATCGTTTCGATCCTCTACTACACCTACCCACCAATTGAAAGGTTGCTTTAATATCATTGTCTTGCTGCCAAAGAGTCTTTAATTAATTCCATGACCATCACATGGGTTCTATAGTTTATTTTATGTCTTATCGCACTTACAAGATAAATTCCTGAGTATAATTGATCTTGTCCTTTATCTGAAACAGCTCCTTTAGGGCTAGTTTCGGGGTAAACAAACTGAACTAAACAACCCGCGAACATATCACTTCTACCATGAACAGTTAAATTAATCTTAAAGTTATTCAGTTCGTTTAACTTTGTTGTTCTATTGCCAAATATGTCTTTTACTCTAGTGGGGTAGTTATCTTGTACATCAGAAAACAACTTTGAGTTAGCAGGATATATCTTTGTATAAGTAGACGGATTCCTGTAAGCGTTCAGAGAGAAGTTTGGTACACTAAGATTACCCTCAGTATGTTTGAATGTGTCATAGCTAGAAGGGTAATCAAATTCTTTGGTTTCATACGCTTTTGTCACAGGATCGTATGCAATTACCTTATTTGCATAAAACCCATTAGTTGAGTTATTAAGATTATCAACTAAACTTACAACCTCAAAGCTCTGCGCCAAGAATAATTTTTGAAATAAATCATTTGAGTCAAGGGTACCCGTAGGCACATAAAAATATGAGCCTGCAATTTTATTGCTGTTTTCTGAATCACGTAAGATATCTTCTATACTACCAAAGAAGAATCCTTTTGTACTCTCCCAAAATAGATAGTCACATGCATTTCCCTCTTGTGGAATAGCTTTTGAGCATAACCAATTCAAACATTTTGAGGGTGACCAGCCCGGGCTAATAAACTTAATTTTATTCTGTGTTTCAGTAAACAGAAAAGGTGTTTGTGTTTCTTCATCAGGAATAATGTCATCCTCTACAAACTTAACATAGCTTGAGGTTGCAAGATATGATGTATAGATTCTTTGCGCCACATCTGATACTAAACCTGAATAAGGTTCAAAGATAGACAAGTTAGAATCATATATTCCTTCAAGGGACATAAAGTGTATAATATATGTTTGAGTACTATTGTCTGTAATCGTCTTTTGATCTGTTACAGAATAAACCTTAAAATACTTTCTGAAATATGAATTCAGTTGTGGAGTTCCAAAACTCATGACAAGAAACTCTTCTCCAATTATGGGAAGTCTAGATAATAAGTTGTTTGAGTCAGATAGCATGATCTGACCATGTAAAAAGTTTGAGAAGATATCTTCGTAAAGATTCAGCTCAATTAAATAGTCATTGAGGTCAACTACGATTCCGTTTGATGATATTAATTTTAAGTATTCAAGATCTACCTGACCTGGGTAGGTTAATTTTACCATACTATCCATTGATTAACGCCTCAAACTCAGAAACGAAAGCTGATAAAAGTTTAGGTCTCAAAACTCTAATAGTTCGTTTTTCTTCATTAAGTTTGCTTTCATACGCTAAATTAGTGATAGGATAGGCGCTAGGGTATGTCAATTCTGTTCCAACAACAATACCTGTACCAAACTCATCAACCTCCCTGTTAATAGTCAGTTGTGTGCTGTCTACCACTGTATCATCATCTGCTGACAGTGTGTGATATTTTACCCCCGATATATTTCCGCTATATTTTGTGTCTACGAAATCAAACAATTGTGTGTCAGTTAAAGGCCAATCATATCGAGGATCAATAATATCATTTAGCAACATGACCACCCAATGGTATTGGGGGTCGCCATACAACTTAAATGATACCGACTCTGGCGTCTCTCCATCTTGAATAGTGTATTCCTCATAGATGGCATAGTTCTCTTTAGTTTGTTGATTAACTGATACTCTACGAAGTATATCAGAAACAACCTTAAATGTTCTCCCCGAGTCTACAGAATAAGGTATTAGGGGTAGTTTAGAAAAATATGTCATATCAATAACCCTTAACAATTCTCTCTTTAGTTAGAAGTTCAATTTCTTTGAAAGTAAGACTCAAAATAATTTCTGTAGGTGCACCGTCATCAAAAGAAGAGAAAAACTGACTCCCGTAATCTACTTGCATATCAGTTAAAACACATGTGCTAATTTTATGCAGAAATGTGTTTTCTTCACCTCTAAAGTAGTATTGCATTTCAAACTCAGAAGGATACACATAAAACAAACCCCCATCCGATAATTCGGGATGCATATGAAACTTAAACAGGTCAATTATTCTTCGTACATTATGAACTTCAGATTCGCTTTTGGGAAGAAAGGTATACTTAAAGGAAAATGTTCGAAAGTCAATAGCTTCAAACATTACTTCTTTAAACGGGTTGGTGGCGACTTTTGCCGCTAACTTAATACCTTGTGTTGCAACTTCTCCCAATTTTAATCCTGCAGAACTTGCAATACTGCCAATAGAGGCCAATCCTGCGAGCGCCGCCTCTTGCATCCTTCCCCCCATAGATGTTTCTATAGCAGATGATCCACCCAATATACCTGCAAGCATTCCGAAATCAAAGTCTTTATATTTTACTGAATATTTCACGGAGGGTATAGAGTCGATAGGAAGCATAATCGCATCAGTGACTCGCATGGGTTCTGAAATTGAAAAGGTATCTGACATTTGCTGCAGACCTGCTATAACAGCCCCAGCACCTGCACCGCCGGCAGCCCCCAAGGCAAATGCAGCGGTTTTAGATGCTCTTTCAATGGCGATTTGTAATTTATTTGCAGTTGCACCTCCAAGTTTTCCTATAAACTTACCCGCAGCAGCTGTTGCTGCACCTGCAGCAGCTCCTGCAGCTATAGCTGTACCAACCTGCCCGGTATTTGCTAAAGTGCTTGATGCTAAACGATTTTGCCCTGCACTACTTACATCAACATCTACTATGTTTTGTTGCTTAAATTTTGTTTTTCCTCTAGCATTGATGTAGAAAACAATAAAGTGCTGTAAATCTGCTCTTGAAGAAATGTCCTCAGGGTATGACAAGTCTTTGATAGCGTAAGGACCCGCCGATGACTGTGAAATTGATTTTGGGTTACGATTCTCTTCACCTGCAAACTTACCCATCGTTTGCTGTGTATTAAACTGATCGAGAATTCGGTTACTATTGGTTGCCATGGCGTTATAAATATTTGGTGTAGATTACTTATTTATTCATGTACCAAGAGACATACAAAGGTAAATATCGAGTTAAAAATCCTGCTAAGTATCGAGGTGACTATCACAATGTCATATATCGGAGTAGCTGGGAGCTTAAACTTATGAATTGGTGTGACACAACTCCCGCAGTTCTTGAGTGGGGATCGGAAGTCGCAGTTATTCCTTATGTGTCTCCTGTAGATAAAAAGGTGCATCGTTACTTTGTTGACTTCTATATGAAGATTCAAGACAAAAACGGTAGGGTAGAGAAGTATTTGGTTGAAGTAAAACCTAAAAAGTTCACACAAGAACCGGTTAAACCTAAGAGGGTTACCAAACAGTTCCTGGAAGAGGTGTTTACTTACGGGGTTAACCAAGCGAAATGGAAGGCAGCGAAGGAATTTTGTGAAGATAGGCAGTGGAAGTTTGTTGTTTTAACCGAGGATGAGCTAAATATCAATGGCTACAGCAAGAAATCCGTTTGAAAATTTACGTTTCACCGGCAAAGATCAAGAGGCATCGGTGAATTGGTATCGTGAGCGCATTAAAGACCTAGGCACGGCACCATTCAAACCCACTAATCTTATGTCTAACGATGATTTACTAGTGAATAGAATCGTTCCTGGGCAGCTTTATTTGTATTATTACGATCCCAAAACAAAAGAAACTCTCCCTTACTATGATACATTCCCCTTGGTGTATCCATATAAACGAATACAGGGAGGGTTTATGGGGTATAATCTTCATTATCTGCCCCCCGTTTTAAGGTTTAAAGTCATGGGCACCTTGTTAAATATACAAACTTATGGTACACGCGAGGAAAAGAAGATACTTTATTCTTATGGTGTTCTAAATGCAAATGAAGTGGATAAGTATTACTCCCCTTGTATCAGAAGGTATCTCACATCACAAGTGCGTTCAAGGTTTTTGAGGATACCTGCACAGGATTGGTTATCGGCTGCTGTACTTCCAACAGAAAGATTTGCAAAAGCTAGTGCAGCAAAAATCTGGAAAGAATCACTGGATAAAATAAAATGACATTTTCAGTAAGTCAATTTCAAGCTGCAGTTGCTAATCGCGGGTTAGCGAGACAAAATAGATTTCAGGTCATCATCCCCAATATGGGTTCCGGCGCTGATGGTGAACTGTTTATATTGTTTTGTCAGGCGGCAAGTTTACCTGGAGCAACTATACAAGTAAAGAAACAAAATTTGTTTGGACCTACGTACATACGACCCGCTAATATTAACTATGGCGAACAACTTTCATTAAGTTTTTTATGTGATAAAGACATGATTGTTAAAAGGGGGTTTGATGAGTGGGTACATCAAGTCATCAATAAATCGTCATTCACAGTTGCTTACCAATCAAGTTACGCAAGAGATGTGATAATTCATCAACTAGATAATGCAGAAAAAGTTGTTTATGGGATAAAACTAGTTGGAGCTTTTCCTATTTCAATGGGAGCGTTATCGTTAAGTCAATCTGCAGTAGATAGATTTCACATTCTTCCAATAACCTTAGCATATAGGTATTGGGAATATCACGACTCAGACTTTAATTCTGCAACCTTCAACCCTACTACCACAGCATCACAATTCGCAACCCGCCCCTGGAATTCAAGACCTGCACCCACACCAACAACTTCACAACAGGAACTGGGGCAAATAAGTGATTTTTTTGGAGCTTAAAGGATGAAACATAATGTTACCAAAACTTGATATACCCACATTTGAACTTATTATCCCATCAACTAAAAAGAAACTAAAATATCGCCCCTTTCTAGTCAAAGAGCATAAGACACTCTTGATGATGAAAGACGCAAGCGATAGTGAAATTTCTCGCATCGTTCAAGAAATTGTTGACATATGCACCTTCAATAAACTAAAAGGAGATGTGCCTAGCTTTGATATTGAATATATTTTTGCAAAGATTAGAGCAAAGTCAATAGGTGAAAAAGTTGATTTGATTGTGTCTTGTAGAAATTGTGAAAATAAAATACCTTACAAAATGGATATCGATAAACTAGATGTAGAAATGTCCGACGATCATACTCAAAAATTTATGATAAACGATAATGTTGGTGTTGAAATGAAATATCCTAAGTTTAACATAAACTTGTATGCTTTAATCGATGAGGGAACCGAAAAGTATTTCAGTGAGATTGGTAAGTGTATTAAAGCCATTTATACAACTGATGGTAAGTATTTCGAGATTGGTGTTGATGATGCAGAAGAATTAGATGAATTTTTATCATCGATGACCTCAAAACAGTTTGAAAAAGTAGAAAATTTCTTTTTAACAATACCTAAGCTATTACATAAGATTGAGGTGATGTGTGAGGCTTGTGGGACGAAAAATGCAGCGCGAGTGGAGGGCCTCTCAAATTTTTTTGTCTGAGTCTCGCAAGAGACTCACTAGAAAACTTCTATAAAACAAACTTTGCCTTAATGCAATATCATAAGTATTCTTTGAGTGACATTGAAAATATGTTGCCGTGGGAACGTGAAATTTACCTTATGTTACTAATCGAACACATTCGTGAGGAAAACGAACGAATGAGAGAACAGGTCGCCCAAAGAAGGATGCGAAGATGAAGGAAAGAAAAAACTTAGCTGCGCTCTTGAAACCTAAAACAGGTGAGGGTCTAGATGCAGCATATGAAACCACCAAAAACGTACAAGAGTCGGGCCCCTCTACAGAAGAGAATATCAAGGATATCAAAAAAGATATTCGTACTATGTCTGCTGATACTAAGGTTTTGGTTAAAGAAGCTAAGTCTAGCAACAAGATACTCAAAAGTATCGAAAAATCTTTAACACAGCCAAAACCTGATACACCTATAGAGCCCGTTCTTGCAGCACCCTCAAAAGTGGCTGTAGCACCCGTGCAGCTCAAACCTTCTGAAGATAAGAAGGAAGAGGGGAATGCAAATATTGCTTCAAATATTGGTGTGGGGGCCCTTGGGGGTGGTGTAGCAGCTGCGGGTGCTGTAGGCTTAAATGTGGCAGGAGAAGCTCTGAGTAATGTAGGATCTCGTGTTAGTACATTCTTCTCTAATATGGTATCAGGAAATGCAAGACCTGGTTTATCACAAGTTTTAGATGAAGAAGAAAGATTACAAAGAGAGGCAGTTGAAACAGTTCCTACAAGAGAGATGTTTGAGCAGGATGTGCAAAGACAACAAGCTGAAGCCAATCAAGGCGCTGATTACGCCATGGCGACACAGACATTAGCAGCAGCAGGCATTTCACCCGTATCACCTGAAGGTCCTATCAGACCTGGGGGTAGGACAATGCAACCTGTTGAGTATGAACAGGCAGCACAAGCGCAAGCAGCAAGAGAAGCTGTGCAACGAGGAATGCGTCAAAGGACTCGAGGCGGTGGGTTGTCTGAACCTAGGATACCTACTGTCGAACAAGCTGCTCAGCAACCTGAATCACAAGTCGAACCCAGCGAAACAACTCAGATTAGTTTTTCAGAAGCAAAGTTTGCAGAGGCTGATCCTGAAAATTATAAAAGGTTTGTGGATTTTAGAAAGCAACGGTACAATGAAATTAAAGAAGAAGAAAAGAAAAAGGGATTTAGTGATTCTATAGCTAACGACATTGCTGAACCTAAAGCTAGAAAAGAAGCAATCATTAAATTTAGAAAAGAGATTGAAGCTGCAGCTGCTGGAGCAGTTAAAACTACTCAAAAAGGTCAAGAAAGTGGTCAACCACCTGCACCTGTAACAACATCACCTGTTGGTCAACAACCTGTAACAACATCACCTGTTGGTCAACAACCTGCATCCTCTAGACTAACACGTGTTGAACAAACCTCTTCTTTTGATGCTGCAAAACTAGCTGATGAAGATCCTGAAACACATGCTAAATTTGTTGCAAGGCAGCGTGAAATCGTTAAGGAAAGAGAAGCTGAGCTAGAAAAAAGAACAGATCTATCACCTATGGCTAGAAATGTTGAAAGACAAAGGATTCAATCACAAGCATTTCAAACTGCAGCGAGAGAGTTCACCCCACAAGCAGCACAGGTAGGTGCAGCAACAGTTACAAGAACAGAATCTGGTGCACAATCCACATTGCAAGTGACTCCCACACCAACACAAGGAACACCATATTCACCGGCAAGTCGAGAAAGTGTTTCGCAATCCGTGTCAGGAGTGATAATACCTAGAGAGGACATTGATAGGCGCACCCAGCAATTGCTACAAAATAATCCTTATAAAGATGACCCTGCAGTAATGATTGATGCTCGTCAAGAAGCTGAGATGGAATTGAAAGCAGAACGACTTAAGACATTATCTGCCGAGAATAAAGATTTGGGTAGAGAATCATTGCAACCCTCTACCCAACCTATTGTCATTCAAAGTAACAACAATATGAGCACGCAAACCTACACGCCAGTGCCTGCACAACCAAGAGTTGATTCTTCGTTCACCAGGCACCAGCAAAGGAATACAGCTTTTTAGTCGTCGTTTGCCAGCTTAGAGAAGTAGTTCAATGACTCATTGTCATCATCAAAGTTTACTTCTTCACGCTTAACAGGTTTGGTTTGCACAACTGCCTTAGGTTTAGCTTCAACCATAGGTGCGCTATCCAGTTCGATTTCTTCAGCGCGCTTTTGAGGTGCTGCATCACCCATGAGAACAGCATCAAGACGACGCTTGAGTTCATCGTAGGTTTTGAATCGAGCAGGATCACTAAACGCCTTAAGTGAATGTTGCTTTTCCCAGATTGCAGCGATATCATCATCGCTTGATGCAATAGGAGAAGGTGCAGCAAATTCACTCTTGTCGTAGTTGCGATATCCCTCGACCTTGCGAATCTTCAGCTTGAAGTTTGCGCCGTTCCAGAAATCAAACGGGTTGAGAGGGTCCTCATCTTCGAACTGAGGATCTGCAACATCTTTGATCTTGTCGAAGATTTTCTTACCAAAGCGATACAGGAACACTTTGCCATCATTGTCAGGGTTGCCAGGATCAGACACCACCTGAATGTTTGCAATGTAGACAAGGTTACGCTTCTGTTTGCGAGCAGTGTTCTTATCGTCATCGCTTCCGGTGTTCCAAAGACGATTGTTCAGTTCGCTGACAGGATCAGGCAACCCAATCGTGGTCAACGAATCTTCGATGTACCACTTGCCTGTAGGACCTTGGAATCCATGATTCCAGATACGAACCCAAGGAAGATCCTCACCTTTGGGGGGAGGAAGGAATCGAATGACTGCGTAGCCATTGCCTGCCTTGTCAACAGTTGGTTGCCAGAATCGATTATCTTCGTTGGAGTTGCTCTGCGGTTTAGAGATCTTCTCAACCTCTTTCATAAGGTTTTCAAAGCCGCCGCGAGATTTTTTGAGGTCAGAAAGTGAAGTGAAAGTCATTTGTGTTTCCTTTGTATGAAGTTGTATGAAAAAGTATGTTATCGTATTTTCGTTTTGTTTTGTTTGATCTCATGCTCAAGATATTCATCAAACGCATCATCATCAAACGAATCGACATTATGAATGACCTTTCGGTATTTGTCAATGATTCGCTTATTCTTTTTTACCTTTTTGATCCTTCGAGTATCACCGTACTCATCATTATACCGCCTTGTATCGCCCATGTTGAACTTTATTGCTCCTTTTTCTTTTCTACCACAATGTAAGGCCACCGAGCAAGTTGATCTGCGATCTGCGCTTGATTCTGTGCCAACTTTATTAGATACCTGTGTGTCTCACGAATAGTTTCTGCAACAGTAAGATACCGTTCATGTATATCCGTGACTTCGCTTTCAAGTCTAGCTAACTTCTTTTCAAGATAATCGCTCTCTAATGATTCCATGATACTTTTCCTTATCGATCTTTAGAAAAGGACTGTACTTGCGAATCAAGCGCGAGATATCAGGCCAGACTAAAGTTTCTTCTATTTCTCGGTCGAATTTGTCTGTGAACTTATAGAGCTTGTTCAGAACCACAAGAGTCTCAAGATTGATCTGGCGACTCATGTAACCCTTGATTATATATGGGTGCTCTGATTTTTGTACAGCAAACACGACTTCGGGATTGAAGGTATCGATCTCAAGATTGTCAAGGATGATACGAAGGTCCATACGAAACATGTAGGATAATGACTCGATCTTGCGCTTCCAGGCAGTGTAGGTTTGCTTTGCATCTGCATCAAAGACGCCACCCCAACGATTGCCCGAGACAAAGTTTGACACAAGGAAGTTGATGATCTCCTCATCGCTAAAGGTCTTAGCCATCTTACTGATAGCATAGAGGTCTCTTCGTTTCATAAACGAATCACGAGACGCCTTTACGCGACCTTTTTGTTGCACGATGTTGTAGGAGTCAGTAGTGAAGTGTAGTTTTAATGCCAAGTAACAGCGATATGCTTCAAAGGCATCCATGGTGTTCATAGCGGTAGTTTACCTGCCCTAGGTTTGAAATAGTTTCTTTCTTCAGCCTCCGCTTGTATCTTTTCCTTCAAGGACTTGTTTACAAGCGACTTGATTGATTCTACATCAATGTCTGCTTGTTCGCAATACTCTATGACTGCATCCATGTAAGAAAGTTTTTTTGCAGAGACTAGTTCCTCGATGTAAAGTGAAAACTCATTGGCGGAGGTGAACTTTTTGGAGATGATAAACTGGTCGGTGATTTGTTCCATATTACTTAAACAGAATGAGTGCTAGAAAAACAGCGTTGACAATGAAACCCGCACCTATGGTCAGAATGTTAACCGTGTCTCGAAGGATCGCTGCTCGAACAAAGAAGGTGATCAACGCTGCCCAAATGAAAAGAACAAGGTCAAGAGGAGGCATCTTATCAGTCACATCTGCCATGATTGCAAGATATGTGGGAATGAGCGCACCCTGCAAAACCACCAAGCCGATCCATCCGATAGACTCCGCTGTGCTGGGGCGAAGTTTGTGATCGAGAAAGTGTTTGATACTTCCTTTTATAGCCGAGAGTATTCGAATGACCTTTTCTGACTTAGTTTCAGTCTTTGTAGAAGATGTGTTTTCCAATTTGTATTACCCTTTTCTTGTTCCAGCGTGGATTGACATAATTTGCATGATAGTATAGAACATCTTCCTTGATTATGTCAAGGCGAAATCCCTCGAGTAAAACTTTCTTTGCGACTGCCTCACTTTCCTTATAGGTTGCGGCGTGAAGGGGCCGTATGCGCGCTCGGGAGTCACAATACCAACTGAACTGGCAGATGACTTTGTTATAGACAATGTTCTTTTCATAGATAACAGCGCAAAGGTCAGAAGGAAAATGGTTTGACTTTGATCTGTTGATGGTCACCTGTGCGACTGCAACCTTCCCCTCAAAGGGTTCATTGCCTGCTTCATAGTAAATATTCTTTGTGAGACAGTCGAGTTCACGCTCACGCTGTGCCATTGTGATAGGTTGTGCTGGCTTTTCAATTTGCGCCTCAGCAAACTTATGATCAACCAGTTTATCGAAGTGTTGCCAAAAGTAAAACCCCATGATGCAAATAAAAACTATTCTTAAAAAAGTCATCACTCACCATTTTTATTCCCCGACCTTCCTCTATTTACAACATCAATAATATCTTCTTTGTTCTTTTCAGCGTTAGAGAAAACTCGAGCAATTAGAGAAAGGACCCCCCATGATAGAAAGCCAATAACAAATCCAAACATCAGATATACATCCATGGTTGGTGTAGCATCAAACCATTCTACCAATGGGGGTGAAAAGATGATGCCGGTCCCGGTTGATATTCCACCTCTAAGTGTGGCGTCTAGAATGCTTCTAGGTTTGATATATGACATGAGAGCTAACCCCCCAATCAAACCTCCCAACCCCGCCATGATTTTAGCAGTTAGAAATCCAGGTTCCGGCATAATCGATCCTTAGAAAGACATTCTGACCCCTGCGGTAAAGATGCCGCCACGGAAATCAGTCTTTGATTGAATGTCCCAGTTGTAAGTATAGTCGACTACAGCTGAGACACCTTTGAAAAGAGGCACAGAAACTTCAACACCTGTATTACCCACGCCTCCACTTTCTTTGCCAGCAACGTCGGTGCTAATATAACCCAATCCCGCATGGGGGGTAACACCAACTCGCCAGACTTTGAATTCCCTGCCAACAGATGCCCCAATGGTAGCGTATTTGTCTAGCACACCACCAGCCTCTGCAGAAACCTTAAGGCCTGCAACTGAAGTGCCTGCTGACAACACATAAAGGGTATCATCTACATTACGATCACGACCCACCGACAGGCCTACCTCAAGCGCGTTTGCACTAAAAGCGACTGCACACAACGAAGCAATAACAAGTTTCTTCATAAGATCTCCTTGAATTAGACGGGTATTCTTTGCGCTGGGAACCCGCCGAAACCCCATAACTTATTTATAGTGTCAGTTGATTCTGTTGCCAAGTCCAACTGACAAAACTCCGTCCTAGCTTAAGCTGCTAGGGCAAAACGCTCATCGTTTGCTGCGTTTATTTTGATTTACTTTTAACGACTCTCTGTGTCGGACTGTCTGTTTTCCTACTCTTTGCCCTGTCGAAACCAGGTCAGGCCCATCAAAAGCACTCTGGCGTCTCCTCTATCCAGATTTGATGTATACGTATCTAGAAAATACACATGGACGGTGCTTTTGGTGGACCTGGGCGGAATCGAACCGCCGTCCAGAACACCTTTTGGTCAACTTCATACAGTCATAATCACACTTTGTTTGGATTCGAACCTTGTTCTAGTATTGTCTATCTGCGCTTCCCACAGTGCTGACAAAGTGTGTTACTTATTTATTTGACTTGCTTATTAATCATTTGCTCAACAGTCATACCGACCACATTGTGTCCTCCGAAGATGGTGCCCACTCGCCTATCAGCGACAATCTTAAGATTGTTTTTATAGACACTATCGGGTAGAGGAACATACTTAACCTCTCTTGAGATTTTGGGTGCATTCGCCATATAGAATTCAACAAACCTACGCACCTCAGGCCTATCGAGTGACTTTACAGACACATAAATGAAGATAGGTCTGCTAAGAGGGTTGTAAGTTCCATCCATCACAGAAGTTTCACTAGGTGGTGTAGGTTGCCCAGAGGCGTTTACAATAGACACTGATTGAAGTTTGTCTTTATGCTCCGCATAGTATGCAAACCCAAAGTAACCTAAGCTATTAACATCTCGACTTACACCTAACACAAGAACATTATCATCTTCTGATGCCGTGAAGTCACCCCTACTAGCTTTGCTACGACCGACGATTGCCTCTGTAAAGTAATCAAAAGTTCCTGAATCAGTTCCAGCACCGAACAACTTTAATGGTGCATTGGGCCAAGCGGGATTTATTTGATTCCAATGAGTAACCTTTCCTTGTGCAGCGGGTTCCCAAATCCTTTTAAGTTGTGCAACAGTCATTGTTTTTGCCCAAGTGTTCTTGGGATGAATAACAACAGTCAATGCATCAAAGGCGACAGGAAGTTCTAGAAACTCTATGCCTGTTTGTTTACATGCTTGAATTTCTGATTCTGAAATAGGACGACTTGCATTCTGTACATCAATCTCACCCCTACAAAATTTCTTGAACCCGCCTCCTGTTCCCGATACACCCACGGTGACCTTAGTTTTTGTTGCCTTCTGATAATCTTCTGCAATACCTTCTGTTATAGGAAACACGGTACTTGAACCGTCCACTCTTACAGTTTGAGCTTGTGCAACAGTTACAAATCCAACAGCAATCGCTAGTAAAAAATTATGAACTCGCATATGACCTCCTTTTGTTAGTGTCATATTTTATCTATATATTTAACTGTTACAGATGGATGACAAAATCACTTATTTATGTAATGAAGGTATGTTATTGCAAAATGGTTGGTTGATCCTTTCGTGTGTTCGATAGCAAACGGGAACATCCATGTTGGGGGGAAAATTAGAACGGAGCCTGCCTTCGGTCGCACACTTTTCTCAATAGTTGGGAAGAGGATTTGCCCATTGAACTCATTGAAAAAAATCATTACAGTTAGATAACGCTTTGCAGACGATTGTGAGTTAACATCCACATGAACATCAATGTAGTCCTTGTCTTGCATTTTGATTACATGAACTGCCTCAAAACCTTCGATTTGTGGAATCAGAGGCACTTCAACTTCATTAAAGTATTCTTGGGCAAGATGAAAAGCTATGGAAGAAAGGAGCGTATCATCTTCTGTCCAGTTTGGCAACCCGTGAACACTTTTGGCACGATACGCATGTGTTTCATCAATAATTTGAAGTAGGGTCTCTTGATCAATTTTGGTGATAAAATTTTTACATTCTTCATCTGTCAAAACTTCATCATACCCTTTAATATAATTCTCAACAAGTTTCATTAATTTCCTCGTGTTTGTTTAGATATTGGGCGCATGTCCTTTCCTTCAACAAGCGCACAAGTCATGTCATGTTCATTTGTTATTGTAATCGTAAAATTATCGTTCGTCAATCCTTTCCATACAGTCACAATAAGTTTTTCTGAACTCATACCGACCATCAGGGGCTGTTCTTTGAACTCACGAACTAAAACCTTAATGACTGAGTCAGTCGAAGCACAAGGTACCTTTATAATCAGCTCCTGCTGGGACAGGGCAGGTATCGAGAAAGTCATCAAGAAAGTTAGGATTAGCTTTTTCATATAAGTCTCTGTAGTGTAAAAGTTGGGGGGTGAAGTTGTTACGCTTCTCTACAAATACTGCGGGTTCATCAGATTCGTGAGCAATGATCACGACCAGTTTGTTGATGGGAATGCCTACCAATTCTTCGTACATAATAGCATAGGCAGCACATTGCATAAAATAGTGGTCGATATCTTCTTTGCGCTTTCTCCTTGAAGATGTCTTAAAGTCAATGACACTCAATCTGCCGTTGTGTTCTGCAATACAATCAACAGTTCCTGCAAGACGAAGATGGTTAGAATACAGTCGTTGCTCTTGGCAATGAATGTTATTGATCTCATGTAGAAGGGGGATGATAGGTTTGAAAAGTTCCTTGGTGAACAAAGACACTTCGGGTGTAAATACTTCTTCGTTCTTGAGATACTTCTCACAGAGAGTATGAATTCTCGTGCCGCGCTGACCCGCAGACGCTGCAATATAGTTGGCGCGTTTGTTGCCTACACGCTTTCTCCAGGCATCAATCGCCTCTCTTGTATGCTCGGACAAGATAGTTGTAACAGAAGGATATTTTTTTCCTTCAGGTGTTACATAGATTCTCTTGCCCGTAGCGCGATTCGTTACTTGTTTCAGTTGTGGGATTGAAGGCAACCCCTGTGCATATCGAAAGTTTTGCATAGCTTCTCATAGCGAATAAGAGGTAATTATAACACAGCAGTCGAGCACTCTATATGGATGTGACGTTGGAAAGTTTCCCACGATTTTAATTAAGTTTGCTCGCTATTAGGTTTATCATCGCCCGTTATCTTTCCCATCACGGGCTCCTCACCTCTTCATCAAATTCAGCTATTGTTGTCCTCGTAAGCAAGCCTTGCTAGAATGAACTGCTTCACTATGTCAGAACGGACAATGTCCTCAGTAGCGAACTCTACCATTCTGAAGGTGGGCATCATCTTAGCGATGGCGATAAATTTCTTTAGGCCTGACATGTCTTGTTTCTTGCACAAGTCAGTCTGTCTAAAGTCTCCGCAGAAGATGATCTTGGTGTTAACACCCACCCTTGTCATAATCGTATTGATCTCAGCGTCAGTTAGGTTCTGGCACTCATCAACAAGGACCACACAATTGTCAAGTGTGATTCCCCGGAGGAAGGAAGTGATCAGAAAGTCAGTGACTCCTTGTTCTTCTAGACGCTGATAAGCATCAGATCGACCAAACAAGTTGCTGCATATTTGTATATATGGTTCTTTGTATACTTCAGTTTTCTCTTTCTCATCGCCAGGTAGGTGTCCA